TAGCTGGCGGCATAACAAATATAAATACTGTAGCTGGCGTAGCAACACACTTACCGACTGTGGCTGGCGTAGCCGCCGATATCACAACAGTAGCTGGCCAGATAACAAATAATAATTTACAGACTGTGGCTTCAGACATTGCCAAAGTGCAAGCTGTGGCAGATGACCTGAATGAAACCACATCAGAAATAGACACAGTAGCTAACGCAATCACTAACGTAGATAATGTTGGCAACAACATTAGCGATGTGACAACCGTAGCCGGTCAGATTGCACCAACAAACAACATATCTACAGTGGCCGGTCAGGCAACTAACGTAGGTCTTGTAGGTTCAAATATAAGTCATGTGACCACAGTAGCCGGTATCCAAAGCGATGTGACCGCAGTAGCCGGTATCGCAAGCGATGTGACCGCCGCCGCTACAAATGTAGCGCAGTTCAATGACACTTACTTTGGTGCTTTGTCTTCGCCGCCTACCGGCTCAAATGTTACAACTGGTGATTTGTATTTTGACACGACTGCCGGACAGCTAAAAGTTTTTAATGGTTCAAACTTTATCAACGCTGGGTCTGCTATCAACGGCACCTCGCAACGTGCAACATTCACAGCAACAGCCGGTCAGACTACATTCTCTGTTGCTTATGATGCGGGTTTTGTAGATGTATACCTCAATGGTATTAAACTTATTGTAGGCACCGACTTCACAGCAACAAATGGCACCAGCATTGTATTGGCATCCGGTGCCGCCGTGAATGATACGGTGGATGTTGTGGCCTACGGAACTTTTAGTTTGTCAAACATTGCACTGAACGACTTGACTGATGTCAGCACAGGCACACCGGTCAATGGTCAGGTACTTACATTCAATTCAACCAGCGGTGACTTTGAACCACAGACACCAGCGGCGGCGGGGGCAACCACAGGTTTTGCCTTGGCGATGTCAATAGCCCTCGGATAGGAGCAAATAGATGGCACAAGATTTTAGACGGCATACAGCGGCCCCCACACAGGCAAATACAACAGTGTCTGTTTATACAGCTGACAGTAATGACTGTATTGTAGGCATACACGGTGCAAACGTAGCGGCCACACAGATTACAATAAGTGTCTGGGTGCGGTTGAGCGGGACCAGCACGGATATGTATTTAATCAAAGATGCTCCAATACCAGTTGGGTCCAGTCTTTCGATTGATGGTAAATTCAATGTGGCTAGTGGTGACATTTTGCGTGTTTCTACAGACACAGCTAATGGTCTAAACCTCTTTGTCTCTTTGGTAGATGAGATTAGTGCATAGGTTCTTATTATGACATACATCGGAAACCAACCAGCTAATAGTTATACTTCATTTGATAGCCAGTCTCTCACAGGAAACGGCACGGCTGGTCCATATACATTGAATGCATCGGTATCCAGTGCAAATGAAATTGAGGTCTTTGTCAATTTTGTACGACAGCGTCCCGGTGTAGCATACACTGTTGCCGGTAATCAGTTGACTATGACTGGTGCAGTCGCAAGCACAGACGATTTCTATGTAGTCTATCAGGGCAAGGCTGTGCAAACCGTAGTGCCGCCTGATGGCTCTGTTACATCTGCAAAGCTAGGTAATGGTGAGGTGACTAATGCCAAGATAGACACAATGGCGGCAAGCAAGCTGACAGGTGCGCTACCAGCGATTGACGGTTCATCTCTTACTGGTCTTGGAAGCGGGTTTACTTTTCCTGCGGCTCAATCTTTGAACGGTGTAAGCGAAAGAAATTTTACAGGAATACCAAGCGGTGTAACCGTTATTAAATTTGGTGTTTGGCGGCATGATGGTAGCACAAGTCCAGCTAGATTTATGATACAGCTAGGCGATAGCGGAGGAATAGAAACAACTGGATATAATTGGGGTGACCAATATTTTCTTAGTTCAGTAAATCATGCTAATGCTTATAACGATGCGGCTTGGAAATTGGGGTCTTGGACAGGAACATCTAATGTAATTATGCACCAAGGCGAAATATTTAATGTTCATGGCAACAAATGGCTATTAAACGCCAATGCAATGTATATACAAGATACTGGTTATTATCTTCATATGCACGGCTACAAAGAACTTTCTGGTGAACTTACCCAAATACAGTTCGGTATAGAATCTGGAACTTTTGACGATAGCAATAGCTATGTACGCATAGGCTACGCATAGGAGCAAGCAATGGCATTATCAAAAATAAATTCTGCTTCTCTTGCTCAAGGGGCCGTAACTAATACAGGCATCCGCAATGTTATAACTAACGGTGGGATGCAAATTTGGCAACGTGGAACCTCGTTTTCTTCAACTGGGAATGGCTCTAACAATTACACTGCTGACAGGTTTTGGGTCAGTCATAACAACGCAAGCAATGTGACTGTTAGCCGTCAGGATGGAACCGGTGCAGGGATTGGTGTTCAGTATTGTACAAGAGTGCAAAGAAATAGCGGAAGTTCAGCCGCAAACGGTATAAGATTTGGAACTAGCTTAGAAGCAACTGATGTTATTAGACTACGCGGTAAAACCCTAACGCTTTCATTCTATGCAAGAGCGGGGGCAAACTACAGTGCGGCTTCAAATACACTGGGTTTATATTTGTATACGGGGACAGACGTTGACCCTAATCCAAACACATTTGCGGGTGGCGGATGGAATAATATTGTAGCATTAGCCGCGCCCAATTCAACATTAACTACCTCATGGCAGAGATTTACATACACAACTAGCGCAGTTTCCTCGACTGCAAACGCATTGATATTGCAGTTTAACTTTACCGAAACAGGTACAGCGGGAACAAATGATTACTTTGAAATTACTGGCGTTCAGCTTGAGGAAGGCTCAGTAACAGACTTTGAAAATCGGTCTTATGCAGACGAGCTACCAAGATGTAAACGCTTTTACCAACAATCTGAGTACGATATCTATAGTTCTTATGGGGCTACTTATAACTATACTCAATGGTTTTTTGTTCCAGAAATGAGAACTACACCAGCCCTTAGTGGAAACCTTGCAGGGACATCAGATGGCGTTAATAAGCAATTTGCTCAAAGATATAACGCTGGTTCAAACTATGCTTATTTTTATGGTGGAGCCAATCGTACAAAAGCAGACGCGGAGTTGTAAATGGACATTACATCAGCACAATACATTAGAAACAGAGATGACACTGATAATATAGCCATTATCGCAACTGTTGACGATGAAACTATAGAAGTTCCTATAAATCTATCCAATCGTCACTATGCAGAAATAAAGCGTCAGGTAGACGCTGGCGAATTAACCATTGAGGATGCAGAGTAATGCCTTACGTTGGAACCCAGCCCCTATCAGGCAACTTCATAAAACTAGATAGTATTAGTGTGGTTAACAATCAGGCCGCATATACATTACAATCTGGCGGCGCAGATTTTAAACCCGGTCAGTCAGAACGCCTACTCTGTTCAGTGAACGGTGTGGTCCAAAATCCAAATGACGCATTTACTGTATCCGGTGCAACAATTACTTTCAGTGAGAACTTAGTCACAGGCGATGTAATTGATTTTATCGTAGCTCTCGGCGAAGTTGGCACAGTAACTACACCGGCTGATGGTACGGTAGACATAGACAAGATGTCTAGCAGTATCATGAAGAACAACGCTATCCGGGTAAATGACACTAGCCTAACCGGCAACGTAACCATAGCCGCTGATGAAAACGCTATGGTAGCTGGCCCATTCACCATTGACAGTAGCGTGACGTTGACTGTCAACGGTACATTTACGGTGGTTTAAATGAGTAAGTTATTTGTAAATGAATTACACCCAAAAACTAGCGGAAGTTTTGTTGATGTAGCAAAGCCTGTTCTTTGTAAGATATACACTCCTTCAAATTTTGCCGTAGGTGCTTCTTCATATACTGAAGTTCCTTTTAACACATCAGATTTTGATACTCACGGTTTAGCGGATTTGTCTAATAATGGTATTACAATTCCAAGCGGTATGGGTGGCTACTATCATATAAAAGGAAGAATTCGCGCACCAATGACAACACAAAGAATTGTAGTTCAATTTTTTATAAACGGTAGTGCTGACGAGTTTTTTGAACAAGCGGGTTATACTGATAATGTTGGTCAACTTGGTGTTGTTGAAGCAGATACAATTTTAGTGCTTAATGATGCTGACACGCTTACATTGCAAACTTATCATGATTATTCTTCTTCAAGAAATTTTATTGGCGGAATCGACAGTTGTAATATGCTCGTGCATAGAATAGGAGCTTCATAATGGCAAGCGAATTAGGCGTACAAACTATTCAGCACACTAACGGCACAGATGCCATAACTATTGATAGCACTGGTCGCATACTTACGCCTGCACGACCAGCATTTAGAGCAGGCCTAAGTTCTAATTTCTCTCACGGGAGTGGGGTTGTTGATGTTTCTGCTAATGGAACTTGGGGCAAAGAATTTGATATAGGCGGAAACTTTGACACTTCAACTGGATTGTTCACTGCCCCTGTGTCTGGCCTTTATATGTTTATTGGTAACTGTTCTACTAATTCAATGACTACAACAATTACTTATGCAAGCTGGGAGTTTAGAATTAACACTGGTAGACATAATTTATTTTATACGTCTCACGATAATGACGGCACTAATTCTTATATGGGCTTTTCTAACTCTGGTTTCTTTCAATTAACCGCAAACGATACAGTAGGTATAACTTCTGAAATATCAAATTCAGTAACACTGCTTGGTACTGCTGGTCTTAATTATTCTAATTTTTCTGGCTACTTAGTAGGGTAGGAGGACAGGATGACTTCAATATTAAAAGTAGACCGCGTTCAAAGCACATCCAATGGGTTTGTTCTTCCTCCTGCTGGCGGCATTATTCAGACGCAGTATTCTCAAAAAATAGATACTGGCTCAGTTTCTCTTTCAGCACAAACTTACACAGCTTTGCATAGTGATTTAGAGGTAACGATTACTCCTACTAGTACTAGTAGTGTTATCAAGCTTGAAGGACAAATATTTGGTGAGCATAGCGATTCCGGCAACGTTTATAATTGTTCAGTTTTCTTTTACAGGAATACTACTAGACTTGGCGCGCCTGCGGCAGGCAGTAGATTTGCCGGTGTAGGTATATTGCCAAGGTCATACGAAGTAGCTAATGCGGATAGTACACCAGAATTTGCAATGTATTCTTTTTATGACACACCATCAACCACAAGCGCGATTACTTACAAGCTTGGCATGATAACTTGGACGGCAGAAACATTTTACATTAACCGAACAGTAGGTGATGTTGACACAGGGTACTATGAAAGAGGTACATCATTTATAAGCGTTACAGAGATAGCTGGATAGGAGACTGACATGGCACTTACACGCATAAACAATCAGACTCTTACCAATGTTACATCGGCTGGCTTACCGTCTGGTACTGTGTTGCAAGTTGTAGGTAATACATACACTGGTAGGTTTGACACCAATTCTCAATCTTATGAAGAGGTTACAGGATTAAGAACATCTATTACCCCCGTCAGTACCAGTAGTAAAGTATTAGTACAAATTAATGTGACTTACAGCCTTGATGGTCATGGTGGGTTTAAGGTTTATAGAAGTCAAGGTGGAACAGATACTCTTCTTTCTGTTGGTGATGCAAACGGCAGTCAGTCCCGTGAAGTAGTCCACGACTATAGAAATTCTGGAACGAGTGCATACGGTTCTGATAGTGCCTCAGTTACAATTTTAGATACTCCAGCTACAACCAGCGCAGTTAGTTATAAATTATTTGCAGGAGTTCCACATGCTAGTAGTTATAATATAACTGTAAATCGCCAGTTCTCAGAAGGGAATTATGCGTATTCGGCAGGAACTATCTCAACGATGACACTGATGGAGATTGCAGGGTAATGGAAATCTCAAGCATGATGTTCTGGAACATTTTACTTACGTTGGTAATCGCGCCAGCGTTATGGACGTTCCGTCAATTAATGAGTGAAGTTAAACGTATTGACATACTGTTGAACCGGACACGGGAAGAGTATGCGACAAAGATAGAATTACGAGAAGACATGCGTCAAATCAATGAGGCTCTCCATCGGGTGGAGGATAAGCTAGACCGGGCGTTAAGCAAAGGCTAAAAAATTTTGCTGTCTTTTAGACACAGACAGACTGTGCTATAGTTGTTTATGTCTATGACAAGAAAGGAATATAGTTAGATGTCTAGGGCAAGAGATTTAGCAGATGTAATCAGTGGCCAGCATAATTTACCGCTTGGCGCATTAGGTAATGCTATACCTACTGGAAGTATTACAACAGCTAAAATTGCCAATGATGCGGTGAACGCATCTAAGATAGCTGACGGTGTGATAAGAGCGCAACATATTGCAGACGGACATGTAACAAGTGCTAAACTAGCGGCTGGTGCCGGTGGGATTGATTGGTCCTCATCTATACAGACAAGTGATTTTACAGCAGTAGCTGAAAAAGGATACTTTGTTGATTCTTCTGGTGGTGCAGTAACTGTTACACTTCCAGCATCTCCTTCGCAGGGAGATAAGGTTGTTATTGCTGATTATAAAGGCTCTGCCTCAGCTACAAATAAGATAGTTTTAAATAGAAATGGAAGTAACATTAGAGGCTCTGCCACTAATTTTAACATTATTTCAGCCAATGTGTCCGTTCAAGTAGTATATTCTAATGCTACAGAAGGATGGATAGTAACTTCATCAGCCAGTGATACTGCTGGTGGTGGTTTTGCCCGTTTCATAACTGTTGGAATGGTACTTATTGCTGGTGGTGCTGGCGGTTCTGGTCGTTATTATGGCGGCGGCGGCGGTGCTGGCGGTATGCTGGAAAATTCTAACTTAACTCTTTTATCAGGCCAAACATATACCGCAAGTATTGGCGGCGGCGGTTCTGCTGGTGGGCAATTTGCTAGTGGTGGTTCAGGTAATCCTAGTACATTAATAGGCACAGGTATAAGTCAGACTGCTGTTGGTGGTGGGGCTGGTTCTTACAATACTGCTGGTGTTGCTGGTGGCTCTGGTGGTGGTTCTGGTGCTGGCAACCAAGCTGGAGGTTCGGGTACTTCGGGACAAGGTAATAATGGTGGCACATATTCAGGCGGTGGCGGCGGTGGCGGCGGCAAAGGCGAAGCTGGTAACACCGATGGCAACATGGCAGGTGGCGATGGTGCTAACCCAACCGTAACTGGACTTACATCAGAAGGTCCATTTGCTGGAGGTGGTGCTGGGGGTATGGACGCTAACGTAGCTTACGTCATAGGCCAAGGCGGTACAGGTGGCGGTGGCAATGGGGCGGCTGACTATCTGGGTGGTGCGGTACAAGCTGTTGCTGGAACTGCAAACACTGGTGGCGGTGGCGGTGCGGGTTGCTGGAATAATACGCCATCTGGCAGGGCTGGTGGTTCTGGTAGATGTATACTTATTCTGCCTACCGCAGATTACACTGGCATAACTACGGGTTCACCAACTGTAACAACATCAGGAAGTAATACCATCATTACCTTTCTGTCGAGTGGTTCATATACTGCGTAGGAGAAAGTAATGGCACATTATGCAAAAGTATTAAATGGCGTTGTTACTAGGGTACTTGTAGCCGACCAAGATTTTATAGACAACTTAGTCGATACAGAACCCGGTGAATGGATACAGACATCTTACAACACTTATGGCGGTGAACATCTTAATGGTGGTACTGCGCTAAGAAAAAACTTTGCCAGCGTAGGATACACTTATGATGCGGCAAGAGATGCGTTTATTGCGCCACAGCCTTTTCCTTCTTGGGTGCTTAATGAAACTTCGTGTCTATGGGAACCCCCTACCCCACATCCAGATGATGGCGTTTATCGTTGGGATGAAGAAACAACTAGCTGGGTAGAGGGGTAAGTAGTATGGCCAAGAAACCTAAACTTACCAGAACAAAGTCCGGCGTGGTGTACAGGGGTGAACGCTTCCCCGGCGTGAACAAACCTAAACGTGCGCCAGCATCAAGCAAGAAGAAGATGCGGGTCCTCGCAAAAGAAGGTGACAAAATGCGTGTGATTGAGTTCGGCGCAAAAGGGTACGGACATAACTACAGTGCCGGTGCTAGAGCCAACTTTAAAGCTAGACATAACTGTAAAACAGCAACGTCAAAATTAACGGCTCGTTACTGGTCCTGTAAAAAATTGTGGGCTGGTCCGGGCGGCAGTAAGAAGTCACCGCCTAAAGGCTCAAGGAGAAAGTAATGTTCACTGCTTCTGTTTTCTTTTGCTGGGTAGCTTTTGGGGGACATCAATGTTTGGTGGCACAGGATTTAGAAGGTCCGTATCTGAAAGAAACAGAATGTAAGACAAGGTTAAAAGAAATGGAGTTTATCATTCACAAAAACATACCCATGTCCCGCGTCAAAGCAAAATTATGTGAACAGATACAAGAAGGAAATATCTGACAAATGAAACCACGGTCTAAGACAGAATACATAGTCATCCACTGCGCTGATACATATGAGACTATGGATATTGGCGCAGATGACATACGCAAATGGCATGTCGAAGAGCGCGGCTGGTCGGACATTGGATACCACAAAGTCATTCGCCGGGATGGCACAGTCGAAAGTGGTCGAGACATCGGCGTGTCTGGCGCACATGCCGCTGGGTATAACTCTGTGTCTATAGGCATATGTCTAGTTGGCGGCAGAGGACAAGATGATGAGGCTGAAGATAACTTCACGCCACAGCAATGGGAAAGTCTGGAAGAGTTGGTGGACCAACTACAGGCTAGTTATCCAGATGCAGAGGTCCTTGGGCATAGGGATTTACCGGACGTGCAGAAGCAATGCCCCGCATTTGATGTGCGTAGCTGGCTGTTCACAACCAAACAATGAGGTGAAGTTATGATGATGAAAAAGAAAAAGAAGAAGAAAAAGGGCGGTTATGGCTACTAAGAATGTCAAGGCACCCGCTGGATTTCATTGGATGAAGTCTGGCCAGTCCTACAAGTTAATGAAGAACCCGCCGGGTGGTTTTAAAAAACATCCGGGGGCTTCTCTGTCTGCGTCATTTACCATTCAGAAGGTTCACAAGAATGGCAAGTAAAAAGAAAATGAAGCGGCCAAATAAAATATGCGCGGCTGGTATAGCTTGGGCAAAGCGTACCTTTGACCGGTATCCATCAGCGTATGCAAACATGGCCGCTTCTAAATATTGTAAGGACCCTAACTATGCCAAAGGCGCGAAAGGCAAAAAGCGCAAGAGGAAAAAGTAATGGGTGAATTAAAGAAATGGGTGAAGCAGAAATGGGTGCGTATCGGAACTGATGGCTCAATCAAGGGTGCGTGTGGCACATCAAAGAACAAGAAGAACCCAGACCGTTGTCTACCACTCGCGAAAGCTAGGAGCCTTACAAAGGCACAGAGAGCGGCAACAGCAAAAAAGAAGAAGGCTTCAGGCAAAAGAAAACAGTTTGTGCGAAACACCCCTGCCGCGAAGGTTTCTTCTAAGAAGGGAAGAAAGAAGAGAAAGGGCTAATGTTCAACCTTGGGAATAAAATATGGACCCTATTACAATCGCTACTGCCGCATTCACCGCGATTAAAACTGGTGTCAGTGTGGGAAAAGATTTGCAGTCGCTTGCTGGAGATATCGGTAAGCTCTGGGGAGCTATTGACCAAATTAAGGACGAACATAATACAGCAAAATCTAAACGCCGTGGCTCTGTTGAAGAAGAAGCTCTCCATACTTTTATGGCTAAGAAAAAAGCTGAAGACATGGAAGATGCCCTTCGGCAGATAGTATATGCCACACGCGGTATCAACGGATGGAATGAATTAGTCAGGCTTAGAGCGCAGATAAGAAAAGAAAGATTAGAAGAAAAACATCGCCAACAAAAAAAAGCGGAAGAAATAAAAGAGATTATCTTGGCCGGTGTACTGGTCACAGTTTTTACCAGCATCCTGTGTTTCTTTGCATGGTTTGTTTGGGAAGCAAAAAAAGCTAGAGGTTAACATGGATATTTGGAAAACCGCTAAAGAAGTTCTGGGTGTTGTGGCACCTACTATTGGCACCGCTTTGGGTGGGCCGATGGGTGGCGTAGCCGCACGGACTTTGGCTACGTCATTGTTGGGCAAGTCTGATGCGACTGAGCAAGAGATTATCTCTGCGGTGACTGGCGCATCCCCAGAACAGTTAGCCATGTTGAAAAATGCAGAGCTTGAGTTTCAGACAGAAATGAAAAAGCTAGACATAGACCTAGCAAGAATAAACATGCAAGACAGAGACAGTGCTAGACGCAGACAAGCAGAAATGAATGACCACGTCCCGTCTGTGCTGGCTATCATGACCCTTATATCTTTCTTTGGTTACATCGGTGCAGTCACGTTCTGGCCCGGTGGCATTGATGCAGACATAGGGTTTATCAACATTGCAGTAGGCTGGCTTGGCGGGACAGCGTCAACAGTTGTGGCCTACTACTTTGGTTCAAGTGCAGACAACAGTCCTAAGAAGGGAAAAAAATAATGGACATGCAAGACTATCAACAGTCCGCCATTGAGACGGCTATATATCCAGACAGCGCAAAGATACTATACCCAACACTGGGTTTGGTAGGCGAAGCTGGCGAAGTAGCAGAAAAAGTAAAGAAGGTTATCCGCGATGAAGGCGGTGTATTTACAGAAGAAAAGAAAGTTGAGCTTGCAAAAGAGCTTGGTGACGTACTGTGGTATATCG